TTACAAGTATGTTTAGTGTAGGAACTGGAACGTCTTGCTCTAGTCCATGCTCAAACATAACATCGTAATGTGTGATGTTACCATCTTCATCAAGTGTATGCTGCTCCTTCAAACAGTTGCCTTTACCCCATTCACTATGCTCTACCTTAGTAGCACATGAATGCTTTACTTTTTTTACTTCTGGTTTCCCCTCTTCACCAGCTGGTTCCGCAAGTTTCATACCAGGTGCGTCACCGCCACCTACTCCTTTAGCACCCAGACCTTTGATGTCCGTGTTACCTATCTTTGCAGAATAATCATATCTCCAAGTCTCTTTCATTGACTTGAACTTAGGATTAAGCATAGATTCTGCTGCAATCTGTGCTAATGTTTTTGACTCGTGTTTATCCATCTTATTTGTGGGGTGTTTGCTTGGTATAACCTCTGGTACCTTGACGGTGTTCTTAGGTTTTTGAACCTTTTGACCAGGTGTAATAGACATTACATACTCTCGATACGCATCAGTGCCAATCTCGAAGACTTCTTTTATGTCTGTAATCCAACTACGGAACTTTGTGTTCTCTGCTGTAAGACATAATACGTAGTTAGGACCTCGTCGGTGTATCTTACCAACCTGTCCTTGCTCAGTAAGAACCCACTCACCTTTTTTATAGACTTCGTTCTTATAGAACTTATCTCTGGTGATGTTTGCTTCCGCAACCTTGGATTTCTTAGTGAAGTCTGAAAGACTTTTCATGAATATAGATTTACATATCAAAGTTATTTATACGCTAAGGCATGTTTGCCTTAATTTCTTCCATTAATTTCCGCGTATCTTTATCATTGAGACCCTTTGGTATACCTTTTCTGAATGCATCAAAGTCATCTGCAACTGCTGCCCTCCGCATTTTTGTTCCAGAAATTGCAAAGGTATCACCATCTGCATCACGATCTCCAGATGATATTACATCTAATTTTCTAAAGTAAAAGTCCTTACCATTATACTTCTTAACCCATTTCATAGCTTGAACTCTATCAGAACCTACAACAAACATAGCGTCATCATATCCTTCTGACTGTAACTCAGATAATATTCCTACTGGTTCTCTAGGTCCTGATCTAAAATGCTTTGCAAAACTAGGAAACATCTTCTTAGCATAATATAGTTTCCTGTCAGGTTCTAGTGGGTTACTACCTTTATTATCTACAGATTGTGAGAGATATATGAACCAGTCACACCCCTTAGCAGTATTTTTTACTGCCTTGAAGTTTTCTGCGTGACCTGTAGTGGGAGGTTGGAACCTACCAAAGGTAAAATATACACATTTATAATCAACTATTTCCATGACTTATCCAATGTGAAGTTGATGAATGCAAACTCTAAACGATTGACAAGTTTAATCATGTCACCGTCATGATGTAGAACATATCCCTCTGGTGTTGTAGTTTTATATCCGTTAGGAGTTAAAGCATAGGTTTTAAATTGTTCTAGACTATCAAGAGAATCAATAACTATTTGTTTTGTATCCTGTATTGTTCTATACAGGTTAAACATAGCAGTAAACTTGTCTGCATTCTCTTCAAGATAAGTTAGACCATCATATAATTGCTTTCTTCGCTCTGCTATCTTTGGTGCACTCTTCATCTTATCTACTTCCTTAGTCATTTTTGCATGGTAGAATTCTCCTATGTTTTTTAGTGCTATTTTAGGATCTCCTATCTTACGTGACTCTCTTATCTCTGCATTGAAGAACTGTTTTAGATATGATGCTACATGAAATTTTTTATCTCCTGTTGTTCCCATATTATCTACCAAATGATCTAGAAAATCACCTGATTTTTTACACATAGATTCTATCTGTGCTACGTTACTAGTAAATGTTTGCATATGCATCTTGTCCATAGCAACATCATTGATAGGTGTATCGTTTTTTATAACTGCAACGTCTTTTACCTTACTAAACTGATCTACTGGTGCTCCTGCTGCAGCAGACATACTATCCAAAGATGTGCCATTGTAATGCGTATGAAATACTACTCCTATTTTTGCATCATTTACCTCTCTTCCTATAGGATGATTCTTAGGTATGCCATATGTTATAGTATTTGCTTTGAATGTAATTAGATCTTCACCATCTATAGTTTCATGTTTCTTATCTTCTGATGTAAACATCAAATCTCCCTGTATTACACCTGTAATTCCTAGTTGAGAGAAGTATTTTAACGCTGCTGATAGTTTGTCTGCTAATCCTTTCTGCTCTGAATAATAAAATTGTATATCATCCTCAGTAAAACATAGTTTTGCCTGTGTTTTATTGAAGACTGACTTGTTTCCTACAAAAAACATCTTGCTGCCAGGATCTACACCACATACAACTGATGGAGCACCATCCCATTTGGTCTGTAAGAAGGCACTACTGCTCTTTTTACCTAACATTTTAACTAATTCTCTCATGAAACGAACAGCTGCTTCACAACCCTGTGTTCCATAGTTGAGCATCTCATCTTCTATATGCTCAAGGTGTTTTAATTTAACAATATTAGCCATCTTGATCCTCTCCGTCACCCCATGACCAATCTGCTTCGTCTTTAAATTTATATCCTGCTTGGAATTTATCAGGCATACCCTGCATAGTTCCACTGGTGTCCCTAACATTGAACTTTAATTCCATAGTTCCAGTATCTACAACCATATCTACACGTTGACCCCTTCCTGTTTTGCCACCATAGTATATGGTTACAGAACTAACAACAGAGGTTTGTCTATTGATATCTTTAGTGACATTAAACTCCTTAATTTTACCCCCATTTAGGTGACAGTAATGATATCCATGACCTAGACAACCTTTGATTAAATCTTCTAACATTGTTTTGTCATAGTTTGGGTTACTAACTACCTTTCCACTTGTTACTGACCCTCCTTCTTCATGCATTTTTCTTGCTTCTCTAAAAATTTGCACAAAATCATCTTCATCTATACCAAAAGTTTTTAAAAGTTTTTCTCCTGCTACTGGAAATCTACTTGCGTTGTTAGATCTGTCTTTTAATATGTCAACAACAGGAAAAACGTTCTTTCTTGTTCCAAGATTAGATAGTGCTACTGTTCCTGTAGTTTTTGCTGACAAATAAACTTCTCTTCTAGTACCATCTGTACAGTCTAGTGTAATGGTAACGTCAGATACCTTGTTTCCTATGTCATAATTACCCTTTCCTGCGTCACCTACTTTCCAACCACCACCAACCCATGCTAATGGTCTTCCAGTATCTTTCTCACCAACCATTTCTACAGCAATTTGTGTGCAATCTTCTAGTCCATGTGCTTCTATTATGCTAGTAATTAAATCAGCATACATTTTATCTTTAGGTAGTTCACTGGTCTCTACCCACTCGTTTATATTTCTTGCTAAATCTCTCTCAAATGCAGCACCTTTGTTAAATGAACCTCCACCACCTCTACTACCATTACCCCATGCAGTATGATCTAGTTTTAATTTATCTAATTTAGCACCATTTTGTATATCTTTGATTGTCATGTATCCTTTCAATGCTCTTAGTATTTTTAACTTAGATTTTTGCTTAGGATCCATAGCAATAGGATCTGTAACAGAGGGAACTTGTTCTGTTAGATATGAATATAAACGAATGACCTCACTAGCAGCAGTCATATGCTTTGACTGTGCTCTCATTTCTGCTTCTGTTGTAGGTATTACGTTATATGCCATGTCTATATTATAGCATATATTATTTAGAAGTGTTGCCAAAACTGGGGTGACAGTAGGCCACTTTCTGTATCGGTTCTATGTTTTAACGTTAGTATTATATCACCCGCAAGACTAATTCTTCTATGTTCTCTGGGTTCAGCAGTAGTATAATGTTCAAGAGAACCAGGAAACATAATAAGATTCTCTGCTCTCGGATGAATAGCATAAGCATCTGTATTACAGTATCTGTTTTCTGTTGAAAATTTGAAGACATCTCCGAATAAGTCGTTAGGGTTTCTTTTATGAAAAACTATAGGATCGCCAGGTGTTTGTATATAGTAGACGTATGATATATGTGCACAAGAATGGTAGTGCATAGGGAAAGTCTGGTTAGGATCACATATAGTGAACCACGTTTTTGTAAAATTTATTTGAAAAGTATTTTTATCTATCTTAAAGTGATCAAGATACTCTAATGCAGACTTTTTTATCTCTCTAAAAAATGGTTTCAGTCTAGTGTCCTGATGTATCAGAACTTTACCATTCAATTCACCTGTGATTTTACCTGTAGAATTGTCAAACTTACCATCTTCAAAACTAGTGTATAAAGATGGTAAAAATCCTGTCAATTTCTTCTCATATATTATGAGAGGAAATGCTTGATGAAAATTAGAGGTCGTCTGCTGCACGGTTTTCAGAATCACCGATATCAAACTTACCGCCAGGATATCTTTTCTCTAATTTTTGAACGTTTTTCTTTATAACCTCATCAAAATCTATATCTAATGCCATACATGCCTGTGCTACGTACCACATAACGTCACCCAACTCAATAATAAGATGTTCTCTATTAGCGTCGTTCCAAGGCTTACCTTGGAAGACCATCTTTTTAATGATCTCCAAAAACTCACCAGACTCAGCAGCAAGCCCAACGCCAGAAGTGGTAAGACGTTCAATATTGGCACCCTTTCTATCAAGTTCAACCAAACGATCAGCAAGATAGACAAAATCTTTAGAACTATCGGATGTGACAGCATCGACAAACTTCTCGTATCGTTTAAAAT